TAACATTCGATAATGGTTCAAGAATAATATCTCAAACTACTACACCCACTACTGGTAGAGGATTCTCAGTTGGATTATTCTTTGTTGATGAATTTTCTTATGTAGCTCCGTCTATTCAAGAAGCATTTTATACATCAATTTCTCCAACATTGTCAACTGGTGGTAAAATTATTATTTCTTCGACGCCGCAAAGTAATGAGGACAAATTTGCTAATATATGGAATGAAGCTAATAAAACTGTTGATGCAAATGGAGATACTATTGCTGGAGAAGTTGGAATTAATGGATTTAAAGCATTTAAAGCGTTATGGTATGAACACCCAGAAAGAGATGAAAAGTGGGAAGCAGAAGCAAGAGCTGACTTAGGCCCTGAAAAATTTTTGAGAGAGCATCTTTGTGAATTTATTATTGATGAAGAAACATTGATTAATCCTTTCAAATTAAATCAACTACAAGGGATAGAACCAATAGAAAAACAAGGCCAAATAAGATGGTATGGAAGACCTATAAAAGATAATACTTATTTAGTAGCTCTTGATCCTAGTTTTGGAACTGGGGGAGACCCAGCAGCCATTCAAGTTATAGAATGTGAAACATTGAAACAAATTGCTGAATGGACACATAATAAAACAGTTATTGAAAAGCAAGTAGATTTATTAAAAGAAATAACTACTCAATTGGTCAATGTTACGCCAAACGATAAAGTTTTTTGGAGTGTAGAAAATAATAATTTAGGAGAAGCAGTTCTTGTAACTATTAGAAATATTGGGGAAGAAAATATTCCAGGAATATTTTTATCAGAGCCAGTAAAACTTGGTCAATCAAGAAAATTTAGAAAAGGATTTTGCACAACTAACTCTAGTAAATTAACTGCTTGCGCAAAATTAAAGAAATTAATTGAAAGTGATAAATTAAAAATATATAGTAAAAAATTAATAAGTGAATTAAAAACGTTTATCGCTGTTGAAAATACATACAAAGCAAAAACTGGCGAAACTGATGATTTGGTTACATCAATGTTAACTAATATAAGAATGCTAACTTTAATTCAAACCTATATTCCTAATTTAGATGAAGAAAAAGAAGAATCGGATGAAGATATTCCATTGCCATTTTTTGTTGAGCACTATTGGTAAAAAGAATAAATACAATAGAGGAATTATAATATGCTAAAAGAAAATACCAGTTCATATGTATTTGAATTTTTAAAATCCCGCTTTGAATTGGGAGAAGCAGTCGATGAAAATGGCAATTCTACTACAACTCCAGAAGATATGCGAGTTTTTTCTTTTGATTTTAAGAATAAAAAAGGAGAAGACCTTGGTTGTGTAGTTTGTAGTCTGGTTGATGATAGCGAGTCCTCAAATTCTTTAAAAATTTATTTTGGAGATGAATTAGCAAATGTTGATGCTGAATATCAAAAAGAGTGGTTGGATTTTCTTAAAAGCATTAGACAATTTGCCAAAATACATATGCTTGGTTTTGATATAAGAAATATTAATAAATCAACTATTACTAGAAGAGATGTTGACCCAATGTTTGAAAGTTCTTTTGGACCGATTGATGGCACAGTGAGAACTAGCCGCCAGCCATTGGAAAATATGCAAATAATTATTAAACATACTGCAAATGTTGATCCTAAAATTAAAAATTCAAGAAGTAGAAAAATTCAAAAGATATATCTTGCTAATAATCAAGGAGAAAAGTTTTTACTTCCATTCAAGAGTTTAATGGCTGCAAGAGCAATGGCTCGTCATATATATGCTGGTGGGACCCCATATGATGCAGTTGGTTCTGATATTTGTAGTTTAGTTGAAGAAATGGTTTCTCTAAGCAAATTCGTTAGAAAAATGAAATCAAATACTTATGAAAATCCAGAAGCCATTAATGCAATTAATTCATCTATAGAAAGAATTCATGATATTAAACGCCAATTATCTAGTTTAAGTTCTCAAGGTGGTTATGATAAAAATAAACCATCTTTGACTGGAAATATGGGAAAATTAGAAGAAGATGAAGATATGCCTGATTTGTTTAATAATGAATCTCTAGATGACGAAAATAAAATGGCACTTCCTCATGTTATGAGAGCATATAGAAATAGAAAAACTCCAACAGAGACTGGTGAGTTTGAACAATGGGCAAATTCAGTTTCAACTGGCGAACCAGAACCAGGTGAAGAAATTTTGACAGATGAAGAGCAGAAAATATGTGGCACTTGCCCAAACACTATAGAAGGTAATGGTTTTGATGATTCAGGATTGTGTCAAGATTGTTACAAATACAGTAGAAATCAAGAAGAATCTGATAGATATTGGGAACATAATAATTCATTGGATGAATCAGAAACATGGCAAGATAAATTGACTCAATGGGTAAATAGCAGTTTGGTTGATCCAAAATTAGAAGCAATTATAAAAGAAAGAGTCCCAACATTATATGCTCGTCTGGAAGATTTGAGACATGGCCGGGCAGCAGAAAAAATAACTAATAATGAAAAAATAAGAATAGAAAAAGCATTGAGAGCCATGTCTAAATTGACAGAAGCTGATATGCCATCGTCTGCTGGTTCTGGCTCTCCTTTATCATATCCAAATTTAAAACCAATGGACGATTTTCACTCACCCAAAGAAATTAAAAAATTGAAAAATACAATCGGTAAAGAAAGTCCACTTTCACTTATTTCAAGCAAAGAGAAATTAGAAGAAAGTGAATTAAATGATATTATTCGATTAAGCGGAAGATAAAATAAAATTAAAAGAAGGTCGGACAAAGTACAAATAGTATCTATTAAATATTACTGAATATCCAAAATAATTTCATAATTACTGTAGAAAAAACTTGACATGAGGATAAATACAATGTTACTATATAAATAGTAACAAACATGGTTGATACAAAATATAAATTAAATTATGGTATATGGAGAAATGACATGGGAAACACATTAGCAGATATTCGCAAACGTCTTGCAGAAGCAGAAAAAAATAACAATCAACAATTTGATAATTCAAACTATGCTTTTTGGAATGCTCCAAATGGTTCAACAGCAGAAGTTCGTTTTGTCCCAGATGGCGATCCAACTAACACTTTCTTTTGGGTTGAAAAACTTCAGATTAAACTTCCATTTAATGGAATTAAAAATGGCGAATCAAAGCCAATTTATGTAAATGTTCCTTGTGTTGAAATGTTCGGGCGCACTGAATATCCACAAGGTTGCCCAATTTTAAGTGAAGTTCGTGCATGGTATAAAGAAAAAGACCCTGCTTCAACTGAATTGGCAAACAAGTATTGGAAGAAACCAACATTCATTATGCACGGATTTGTTCGTGTAAATCCAGTAGCAGATGATAAAGCACCTGAAAATCCAATTCGCAAATTTTCGTTCAATAAACAGTTGTTCAATATTATTAAAGCTGGTCTGATGGATAAAGATATGGAAAATATTCCATCTGATTATTCAACTGGGACTGATTTTAAAATCCTAAAGACAGCAAAAGGTCAATATGCAGATTATGGAACAAGTTCATATTCTCGCAGAGAATCAGCATTGACTCCTGTAGAATTGGCTGCAATTGAAACTTATAAACTAAACAACTTATCTGATTATTTGGGTAAGAAGCCAACAGCAGAGGACTTGGAAGTTATCAAAGAAATGTTTGAAGCTTCAGTTAATGGCGAGGCTTATGATGAAGAAAAGTGGGGCAAATTTTATCGTCCTGTTAATTTCAAAGTCAATGAAACTTCAACTTCTGCGGAAACTAGTGAACCAGTTGAAGCTAACTCAGTTGTTAGTGAGAAATCAACTCCAGTAGAAGATGCTCCTCCAGCAGTTCCAGCAACCACTGGAAAAAATAATGCTGCTGATATTTTGGCTGCAATTAGACGCAAAAAATCAGAAACACCCAAGTAAATTGGAGAATAATACGAAAGCCAGTGTATAAAATCATTGGCTTTCGTTCTGTTTTATAATAAATTACAATTTTTATAGGAGTTCATCATGGCAAAGCCTTTTGATGTAAGTCGTTTTAGGAAAAGCATAACCAAATCAATAGAAGGCATGAGCATTGGTTTTCGTGATCCAAAGATTTGGATTTCAACTGGAAACTATTGTCTTAATTATTTAATTAGTGGAAGATTTGATACAGGCATCCCGTTGGGAAAAATTACAGTATTTGCAGGCGCTCCAGGAGCAGGAAAATCATTAATTGTATCTGGAAATATTATAAAAGATGCACAAGAACAGGGAATTTATGTAATTTTAATTGATAGTGAAAATGCTCTTGATGAAGATTGGTTGAAAGCATTGGGAGTTG